CTAATTTAAATCAGCACAGTTCACCAGCTTGAGAGGATTGACGGAATCCATGTTTCGGCATTTATCTACCTCTGTTGTCAGGAATTCGATCCACTGCATGATCAATGCATCCAGCAACAGGACAGAAAGGGCAAAAATAACCAGCCAAAAATACTTTCGAATCATCCCGCATATCCTTTTCGTGCAACCATTCGTTGGGAATATACACGAAAATGTTATCGGCAGGCGTTGAGGAAAGATAAGTTTTTTGGCGGAATTCCAGCGAAAAAAAAGCGCGTCCCCATGCCGGTCCGCGCCTTTTAACAAGCAGTCTCTGATAACTATCAGTTCATGCCGTATGTTCACAAGCATTGTTTATTACCGTTCGTCATGGTTGATTGTATTGTGAATAACAACATGATTTTAAATGTATTTATTACCAATTTCGTTTATTCTTGTTCATTGCCGTTTGGGGGCTTACACTGAGCCGTGTATCACAAGGTGTATCACAAGGTGTATCACAAACTTCTTATGAACTGAGGTTTTATGGCTGGCTCAACCAACAAACTAAGCGACAAAAAGCTAAAGGCGTTGCTCGGTTCTGTGAGGGAAAAAGAGGAAATGATGGCCGACGGCGACGGATTAAGCGTTCGCTTACTTCGGTCCGGATCCATCAGTTGGATTTTCTCGTATCGTCTCGGTGGCCGGGATTCCAGACTGGAAAGGTTAACGTTGGGAAATTACCCGGACATGTCTCTTAAGCTGGCGCGTGAGCGGCGTGAAGAATGTCGAGCCTGGCTGGCCGAAGGGAAAAACCCAAAATTTCAGCTCGATAAAAGAACGGAAGAGGTTCTTCGCCCGGTGACGGTAAGAGACGCAATGTCTTACTGGATACGCGAGTATGCGACTCATCACCGTGTAAACGTTAATCGCCACGAAGCCCAGCTCGACAAACACATCTATCCCTACATTGGTGATCTCCCCCTATCACTATGCGAAACACGTCACTGGCTCGAGTGCTTTGATAGGGCTAAAGGTAAAACCCCCGTTGCAGCCGGTTACGTCTTTCAGATGTGTAAACAGGCGCTTAAATTCTGCCGCGTGCGTCGCTATGCCGTCAGTAATGCGCTTGATGACCTGACAATACAGGATGTGGGTAAAAAGCAGGACAAAGGCGACAGGGTTCATGATATGGACGAACTGGCGCAAGTCTGGCGCTCGTGTTCGGGTAAGCTGTTTAAACCCTACTATGCCACTCTGTTACGTCTGCTGGTGGTCTTTGGTTGCCGTTCCCAGGAGGTTCGTCTTTCTACTTGGGCTGAATGGGATCTGAAAAACTGGGTCTGGACCGTGCCGAAAGAGCATAGCAAAGGGGGCGAGAAGATATTACGTCCTATTCCCGTTGCTATGCGCCAGTTCGTGTCGGATCTGTACGAGCAAAATAATCAAACAGGCCTGCTGCTGGGCGAGATGAAGAAACCGGAAGCCGTCAGCCAGTGGGGAAGGGGAATCTATAAACGCCTGGGCCATGCGGATTCCTGGACGCTTCACGACCTGCGCCGCACGTTCGCCACCACACTTAACAATATGGGTATTGCGCCTCATGTGGTTGAACAACTGCTGGGCCACACGCTGGGCGGCGTTATGGCGGTATATAACCGTAGCCAGTATTTACCCGAAAAACTGGACGCGCTGAATAAATGGATGGAACGCTTAGAGGTTATTTCCTCTGACTATCCTAACGTTACTATTCTGGAGATGGCTAAATGAAAGATTTTGATTTGCCTGCATTAGAATTCTGTACCTTGGATAGGGCATGCCGGTTACTTGGATGTGAGCTAGGTGATATTTTACATTGGGCTGAAATAAAGGCCATTACATTGATGGTAAATTTCACTAATCTAGATGGGCGAGATGCGAGAATAACATTTAGCGATAAAGTTGATTTATATAAATCACTCAATGATATTGACCCCGGTGATGGGAATTTCTATCCTTCACAATTTTGCTACTTTTCACTTTCACCAGACGATTATAGTGATTATGAATTTGAGGGTAAAATAAACCCTATTCATAATATGATAGAGTATGAGCTAGAATGCATACTCTCTGGTTTCTGGGAACTATGCAATTTTTCTCTTGATGGCGAAAGGGTTAACTTTACGCTTTTAAATCCGTTTGGAAGTAAACACGAATGGATAAAAGATGCTCAATATTGGGAAGGTAGTGAAATACTTGTGTCAGATTTATATATTTCAAGAGAAAATATTGAGATAATTTCAGGAGTAAAACAAAGGGTTTTATTGTCTTTGGATAATTTTGAAAATGAAAGTAAGCCAAGGGTAATGGTTGAAGATATCAGTTCCAAAACTAGAAATTATAGAGCTGCATTTATAAAATCATTATTACATGTTTGTTATGGGGAGGAGGCTGCAAATAATCCTCGGAAATTTTTTGAGAACGCCAGAAGCAAGATAAAGAAAGATTTCGATAAGGAAGGAATTGTTTTACCAAGTGGAAAGGCAATTGAATCATGGTTAAAGGACATTGACATAGATAAAAGGTAGTGGAAGTTCCAAGGTTTTTTTGGAATCTACCGAAGAATAACTTTATTAAGCTTTTTAATGCCCTCGTCGAATGAATGTTAATGAACGAGGGCATTTTTATATGAATCATCTCAAACAACCATTCCCACCCGCAGAGCGTGTTATCCGTGAGGCTGAGTGCCGTCAGTTAACCGGAATTTGCCGTACAACTCGCTACATGATGGAAAAGGAAGGGCAGTTTCCCGCTCGTCGCAAATTGGGTGGCCGTGCTGTTGGCTGGCTTCTTTCAGAGGTTTCTGCCTGGCAGCAGAGCCGCAAAGCGGCGTAAGGGGTGGGGTATGTCAGATAAAACAAAGGCGGCCATGCAGGGCCGCCCAAGTCATCACATCAAAGCTAAACAGGATCAGCATACTAGGCCTTGTACTGGTGGTCAAAGCCTGACCGCTCGCAGAATGACAGGAGCGCAACTCTTTAAGAGTTGTGCAAATCCGACTATCTCAAAGCTAGTTGGATGCCTACCCAATATCGTTGTGTTGGTTGAGGTGACCAATAATCGTGTTGCTAATTCGCAACTCACTGCGCCGTTGGCGCACCCCCCCATCTCCCCAGTTCTGGGGAAAACCCAAGGGCGGGATTACGCTTACCATTACCCGGTTATTGGGTATCGCTTTTTGTTAACGGTCGTTGAGCAATTCTTTTATCCGTTTGAGACGGGGCAGCAAGACATCTGGTTTCGAGTAGTCTTTATAACCAAATTCGCCGTGCTCGATATGCACATCATCATCACCAGAAGCGAATATTCTATAACTGATTGGATCAGTGTCGTATGCCCTGTCTGTCCCAACAATGAATGGAGAAAGCTCCAGCTTCATTTGGTCGATAGCTTGCTCTCTGGTATATCGATTTTTCGTCATTACTTAGGCTCCTCGCCGGCTGATTGTTTACTCTGTTTACGCTGGCGGCGTTTGATCTCGCCCTTAGCTGCAGTGACTAAAAAACCAGCAGTGCTCTCGCCCTCTTCCCTGAGCCGTTCAATGTCTTCCATGACTTCGTGGGGGATTCTTACGGTGGTCATTTGTGATTTTGCGTTCTTCGCACCAGTTGCCATTGCTGAAACTCCATGTGTTAGGTGTATGTCAGTATACGCAAAAGAAATGAGAAGAAAAGGCTTGAGGTGTATTTCACTTTGGGATAATTTTAAAAGCGAAGGTGAAATACACCTTGAGAGCGCGAAGCCCGGCAGTGCGTCAACACTAACCGGGCCTCTTACCACCAACGTTATCGCAAGTAACGAGGCAGCTATGAAAGATCTTATCACACACCCGAAAGGGCGGCACATCTACATCTGGCGTTTTTTGGCTCTGAACCGCCACGACAAAAAGGCCAGGCTATGCCGCCTATCTGTTGAGGCAGCAACCGAACGCGAAGCCCGCCGTATTCTGGCCCCGCATTTCATCCTCTCATTAGCCGCCCGCCTGCCAGTTCAGGAGGTTAGCCATGGCTAAATTAACCATGCTGGATATGGGAGATAAGTTCCGCTCCCTTGAAGTACTGCTGGCTGCAGCTATGGAAATGGATTGCAGCAAGGAGGATGAGAACGAGATCGCCTTTGAGCTCATTGATAAGGCGTTAATGCGCTGCCGCAACCTGCGCCAGCAACTGGACGGTGTGGGGGTGCATCATGGCTAAGTCAGTAATACGTTATATCGGTGATAACAAAACACTGGCAGACCATGAAGAGGCTTTACGTGTTGCTGCATTGAGTGCAGCGCAGGCGAAGTTTATTTCGACGCTGTTGGTTTGCTATCCAAATCAGATTGAAAACGATGAACTATCGGCTCTGGGGCAACTGTTTGAAAGCCTGGCCTACAACGTCGATGAGTTTCTAAAAGCCGAACGTGAGCGTTTTGATAGCAATAGCGAGGTGCGCCCATGATCAGCAACGTTAAATTCAATGAACTGGAAAAGCGCTTTGATCTGCTGGTGGAGAAAGTCACTGTTCTTGAAGAAAAAGTAAGGGTGCTCACCGATACCCAGGGCGGTGAAATCCCTCCGGGTATGACTCCTGTCGCAACGCTGGCGGCTGAGTATGGCATTTCTACCAAAAAGGCCGAGGAACTGGCGAAAAACACGGGCGTGATGCTGGTCAAACTTAAATCAGGTGGTTTTGTTGCGCCTGATGAGAAATTCAGGGAAGCGGCCCGACTGGTGCTCCGCAGCGCCAAGCGTAAATACGGTTCGGCGTACTGGTTTCATCCCTTGCTTGGCAAGTTCCAGATGAGCGGAGGGATCCCTAAATGAGAAGCAAAAACGCGCCAAATGTTAAGTGCCTGCCAAAGGATAAATTCACAGAGGCGATTATTTTTGCTGGTGCAGATGCATTTGCCCATGCACAACACTGGATCGAGAGTGAGGGTAAAAAAGCAGGTGATGATATACCGCCTGTTTACCTTGGTAAAAAGCAACTGGTGGAGCTTGAGAGCCTAAAAATCGTTGATGGTGGACGCCAGTGTGTGCGAGTAATTCGCGCCGGGGAAATTGGAGAAGCTTACCTTACCCTTATTGCCCGCAAGCTGGCTCTCGCTGGTGTAAAGGAGGCCCGTCTCTTCAATGGCATGTATGAGCCAAAGCCCGTGGAGGACTGGTCGCCACGTTTGCCTGGGTTACGTGAAGAATCTGAGCGTGGTGATAATGTCGTAGTTAATCTGCCTGTCAGCAAGAAGGAGCCCATGCGGGAGTGGGTAGCTCCTGCACTTAATCAGATGGGGGCCAGCCAGCGGGGTGAGGTTTTACTGGCTCACTATAATGGCAACTTAGCTATTCATGCTGACTCTGACACTGTTCACTACTACAACGGGGTTGTGTGGGTTCCGCTGCCGGATAAAGAGTTACAGCGGGATATGGCCCAAATCTTTATTGAGGCTGAGGTGGCCTACTCGCAGAACGCTATTAAATCGGCTGTTGAAACCATGAAGTTAAGCCTCCCTGTAATGGGAGTAACGGCCCGAAACCTGATCGGGTTCAGCAACGGGGTATTTGATACCCGCGCAGGGCTATTCAGAGAGCACAAGAAAGACGACTGGTTACTCATTGCGAGCGATTTGCCATTCAGCCCACCAGCAGAGGGGGAGACGCTGGCCAGTCATGCGCCCAACTTCTGGAAATGGTTACGCCGCTCGGTCGCCGACAATGACCGGAAGTCTGATCGTGTACTGGCTGCGCTCTTTCTGGTGCTGGCGAACCGGTACGACTGGCAGTTGTTCCTTGAAGTTACGGGGCCGGGGGGAAGTGGTAAGAGCGTGATGGCTGAGATTTGCACCATGCTGGCAGGAAAGGCCAACACGGTATCGGCCAGCATGAGAGCGCTGGAAGACCCGCGAGACAGGGCGCTGGTGGTTGGTTACTCACTTATCATCATGCCCGATATGACCCGTTATGCCGGGGATGGCGCAGGAATTAAGGCGATCACTGGCGGTGATAAGGTGTCTATCGACCCGAAACACAAAGCTCCTTATTCGACACGTATCCCCGCAGTGGTACTGGCCGTAAACAACAATGCCATGACGTTCAGCGACCGTAGCGGTGGTATTTCTCGACGCCGGGTTATTTTCAATTTCTCGGAAGTTGTGCCCGAAAACGAGCGGGATCCTTTGCTCGCAGAGAAAATAGAGGGGGAACTGGCGGTAGTTATTCGCCACCTTCTTACCCGGTTCGCCGATCAGAGCGTGGCAAAACAGATGCTGCATGAGCAGCAGAAGTCAGAGGAGGCGCTGGCAATTAAGCGTGAGGGGGATTCGCTGGTGGACTTCTGCGGCTATCTGATGGCGTCAGTTGTCTGTGATGGCATGTTTATCGGAAACGCCGAAATAGTTCCATTCAGCCCACGGCGCTACCTGTATCACGCGTATCTGGCGTACATGAGGGCCAATGGCCTGAGTAAACCAGTATCGTTGATGCGGTTTGGCACTGATATGCCTGGTGCTATGGCGGAATACGGTAAGGAATACCAGAAGCGGAAAACAAAGGCCGGTATCAGGTCTAACGTAACCCTCAGCGATGACTCTGATGACTGGATGCCATCATGTGGCGGCACATCAAATAGCGAGGTGCCGTAGTAATACTTATAGACGAAGTGTTCACCAGTATTCACCCTGTTAAAAAAACTATTACTAACAGTAGGTTAAAGGGTGAACACTTAATTGTTAAGTATTCACCAAGTGTTCACCTGTTCACAATGTTTAGTTTTACCAAAAAGGTGAAGGGTAGGGTGAACACTTGTGAACACTTGAAAGGTTAGTATTCACCATCTAACACAATGAATTAATTGATAAATATTCATAAGGTGAACAGGTGAACACTTAAACGTATATTTTTAATTTTATAACATTGCAGGGATCTGAAAGATGGGAAATCAGAATGAAGAAGTTGTGTATGCCATTGTGTTACTTAAAAAAATAAAAGAACATAAGGAGATGTTCGGCATTCCTGATGACAAGCGAGATCTGCAAATCATGCCTTTGAGCGAATACAAAACCATGGTCAACCGGAGGCATTCTTCTTTGTGGATCATAACGGATTTCTGCGTAGCCAGTTTTCTGGTGAAGTACTTGCGGCATCAAAAGGACAGATTGATGCTTTAATTGGACAGTTGTCTGAACTTAAAGAAGTAGTGGAAGACTAAATTAAAGGGCCTGGCCTATTCCAGGCCTGCAAAAACAAGATTACATAAAGTAAATATCTTCCAGACGATTAAAGTCATCCATGATGAAGTGAGCCTCAGTTGGGCACTCCATGTTTTTGCAAATGTTTTTCCACAAAGCGTCATCAAATCGATTATCTAGATAAAAGTATCTGCACAAGTGGAGTAAATCAGATCGCGTCCATTCCGTTGCATATCCACCATGAACATTGAGCTCATCTTCAAGTTTGTAAAAAGTTAACTCTTCCTTCGCCATCCATGCGTCATCTAATCGCTTCAGAAGAAATTCACCTTTTGAACGGTCAGTAATAAATAATTCTGCAAAGGCTTCATGTGGCATTGTTGGAACGCTGCCATCGGTATCGCTGAGGAGCGGATAAACACCCGACTCCCACGCATAGAGATAAGCATCGGTAAATTCATCGTGATGTTTAGCAATGTGCATAACTTGAATGCGCTGTTGTGCAAATAGAGCCAACATGATCTGTTTATTTTCCATTTCAATTCCTTCCTGATTGATTAGAGAAAACATCAGGCTAAATTCTCTTTCATAATTTGTAAATTATTTGTTCGCTTGTTTTCATTACCGTTTGCGCTAATAACTAGCTGTTTACTAACTGATTTATATATATACCTTTAAGAGTGGCCCTCAGACGTGAGCCGCCACTCTGGCCGTTTAATCAAGCTGCGGGAAGTAGCCTGCGAGATGCAGAAAAAGGTTAAACGGCCATCCCTCCTGCGCTGGTTTCACGTCTCAACGTTAATTGATACGGAACCACTCCATGAAAAAATTACTCGAATTACGCCAGCAGAAGGCCGCGCTTAAAACGCAGATGCGCAACATGCTGGAGAAAGCCGACACTGAAAAACGCAGCCTGAATGAAGAAGAAGGTAAGCAGTTCGACGAACTCCGCGCCCAGGCTGATGCTCTTGAAATTGATATCACTCGCCTCGAAGCCGTTACTGACGATCAGCGCAATCTGCCTGGTACCTCAGTTGAAGGTAAGCCCGTAAGCAACGATGAATTGCGCCATTACATCATGACGGGTGATACCCGCTCCCTTTCTACGATGGTGCAGGGTGATGGCGGCTATACCGTTATCCCTGAGCTGGACAGAGAGATCATGCGCCAGTTGCAGGATGACAGCGTTATGCGCTCCATCTGTACGGTTAAAACCACTAAACCAATGAATACCAGAAACTGGTCTCTGTTGGCGGCGCTACCGTTAAGCGTGGTACTGAGGGCGAAGCCCGCACCGAAACCAGCACCCCGAAAATGGAACGCGTTGATATCAAACTCAACCCGATCTATGCCTACCCGAAAACAACCCAGGAGATTCTCGACTTCTCCGAAGTGGATATTCTCGGCTGGTTGTCCTCCGAAATCTCCGACACCTTTACTGAGACGGAAGAAAACGACCTTGTTAACGGTGACGGGGATAAAAAATCCAAAGGCTTTTTGGCCTATCCCGCGCTGCCACTGGTGACAGAGCCCGTCCGTTTGGAACGCTGGAGAAAATGGTCACTGCCGCTGTTACCTCAGATGGTCTGATCGATCTGCTCTACAAACTGCGAGCCAAATACCGCAAAAATGCCGTATGGTGATGAACTCAAACACCGCCGCTACGCTGCAAAAGTTGAAAAACGGCAACGGGGATTACATCTGGCGCGATCGTCTGGTTGCTGATTCCCCTGATACTTTGCTGGGCCGTCCGGTTCAGTATCTGGAAACCATGCCTGATGCAGCTGCGGGTGAAGCGTTCCTGGCTGTGGGTGACTTCAAGCGCGGTTACTTCATCGTGGATCACACCACTGGAGTGCGTACCCGTCCGACAACATTACCGAGCAGGGTTTCTACAAAGTACATACCGATAAATATCTGGGCGGTGGCGTGGTGGACTCCCGTGCCATCAAGGTGCTTGAGCTTTCCGGCTCCGGTTCCTGATTTGACGTGTAAGGGGCTGCGGCCCCTTTTGCCCTCAGTGGAGTCCAGACAATGAAAACAATCGATTTTGAAATCCGCACTTCCGACCTGAGTGCCAGCAACAAAAAGCTGGTGGGGTATGCGGTGCGCTGGAACAGCCTGTCAGAAATTATCTGGGATGAATTCCGGGAGCAGTTCGCGCCGGGTGCGTTTAAAGAAAGCCTGGCATCCGGTAGTGATGTGCGTGCGCTGTATGAGCATAATATACCCAACTGCTGGGGCGTACCAAATCCGGCACACTGGTTTTTGTCAGAAGATGATACCGGGCTGCGCTTCGAACTGACGCCACCGAATACCCAGCTTGGTAATGATGTGCTGGAGCTGGTGGAGCGTGGCGATATTTCCGGCATGAGCTTTGGCTTCCGGGCGCTGAAAGAGGCGTGGGATATCGGTCAGTCGCCTTACCTGCGCACCGTGACCGCTGCCGAACTACGGGAAATTACCGTAACATCAATGCCCGCCTATCCTGAGTCTGGTGTGGAAATTGCGCACCGTTCGCTTTTCTCCCAGCATCCTGAACTTATGCGCACTGGTGATAACCGTCGCCGCTGGGCTGACCTGGCGGGGCTGTGATATGTGGAATATCTGGCCTTTTGGCCGCAAAACAGATCAGCGCAGCCTGACCATTGATAAGTTTTGGCGATGGCAGGTATCCCAAATACCGGATCAGGTGAGTATGTGTCTGCTGGTACTGCGGAATCTCTGCCAGCGGTGATGAATGCTGTGTCAGTTATCAGTGAAGCGGTGGCAACAATGCCCTGCTATCTGTACCGGGTACGCAATGATAACGGTCGTGAGGCGCGGGAATGGCTGAGTAATCACCCTGTGGATTTTCTGCTGAATGAACAGCCTAACGCCTGCCAGACACCTTACCAGTTCAAGCGCACGATGATGCGTCACTGTCTGCTGAACGGTAACGCCTATGCGGTGATCGAGTGGAACCGCGACGGCCAGCCGCAATCCCTGCATCCGTATGCGCCGGGGGCGGTGGTGCCTGAGCGTATCGGCGAGCATAAGTACAAATACACCATTACTGAACCGTTTACCGGAGTAGTACGCACCTATTTGCAGGAGGAGATCCTGCACCTGCGTTACTCCTCCGATGATGGTTTTCTGGGGCGCTCGCCGATCACCATCTGCCGTGAAGCGCTGGGGTTAGGTCTGGCCCAGCAGCGCCACGGCGCCAGCATTATGAAAGACGGCATGATGGCGGCGGGCGTGGTTACTACTGCTGAATGGCTCGACAGCGTAAAGGGTAAGCAGGCTCTGGACGCACTGGAACGCTACAAAGGTGCGAAGAATGCCGGTAAAACGCCAATCCTTGAAGGCGGCATGGACTACAAGCAGCTTGGCATGAGCAATCAGGATGCCGAATGGCTGGCCTCCCGTCGCTTCACCATTGAAGACATTGCCCGCATGTTCAACGTGTCGCCTATCTTTCTGCAGGAATACAGCAACAGCACCTACAGCAACTTTAGTGAAGCGAGCCGTGCCTTTCTCACCATGACGATGCGCCCCTGGCTGACGAACTTTGAGCAGCAGATCAAATCTGCGCTGCTGGTGGCTTCACCAGTGCCGGGTATTCGCTACCAGGTTGAATTCGACTCTGCCGATCTCCTTCGTGCAACCCCTACCGACCGTTACGCCACTTACGAGCGTGGGATCAAGAACGGGATTATTAACCCGAACGAAGCGAGAGAAAAAGAGGGGATGCCACCACGTGAAGGGGGTGACGAATACAGCCAGGCATGGAAACAGGAAATCGCCGTCAATACCGGAAACGGAAAAACGGAGGACAAACCATGAGAGCCGGAGGCTTAAAAAACCGTGTAACCATCCGTAAGTTCACCACGTCGCGTTCACCTTCCGGGCAGGTTATTGAGAAGTGGGAAGACGGCGCAACCATCTGGGCAGAAGTAAAAGGTATCAGCGGGCGTGAGCTGGTGGCCTCCGGGGCTGTAACGGCTGAGGCCACTGTCCGGGTATGGGTGCGTTTTCGTCGCGATATCACGGCCGCTTCCCGTCTGAAAGTCTTAACTGGCGCGTTTGCTGGCTCCACGCTCAACATCATCGGGCCGCCTGTCCCTGACACGGGTATGACGCGCCTGGAAATCCTTTGCAAACAGGGGACAGAGAAATGAGTGAAATCACCCTAGCTGAGGCGAAGCTGCATTGTCGCATTGACGGTAACGAGGAAGATGTACTGATTCAGGCGTATATCGATGCGGCGCTGGAAGTTTGCCAGGAGCATATCGGTAAACGATTTGAGAGTGGGCTGGCATTCACACCGGCTATCAAAATTGGCTGCCTGATGTACGTCTCTCAGTTGTACGAGTACCGCTCAATGATTAGCGATGTGGAGGCGAAAGCAGTTCCTCTGGCTATCTCTGCGCTGTGGTCTGTCTATCGTGATGTGGGGGTGTACTGATGCCGTGGCAACCGTTACGTCGTTGCACCGAGCCGGGATGTAACAGACGCGTCAAGTCCGGTAAATGTGATGAGCATAAGCGGGAAGCGTGGAGAGCCGAGGATGCCAGACGCGGCCACCGTCGCGCCCGTGGCTACTCTGCTTCGTGGGAGAAGTACCGCGCTCAGTATCTGAAACGTCATCCCCTGTGCGTTGAGTGCCAGAAGCTGGGCTTCTATGTTCCCGCCAAGATTGTCGATCACATCATCCCTGTCAACGGCGGTGATGATGTCCTGTTCTGGCCTGAATGGAATCACCAGCCGTTATGCCAGACACATCATAACCAGAAGACCACGCAGCAAGACCCCATCACTAAAGCCAACCGCAAAGCGGGGATGTACAGCGAGCAGGAAGAGCGGGCAGCACAGCGTAATGACTGGATGTATGAGGCCGATCATGAATGAAAAAGAGGTGGTAAATCTTTATCAGTCGCTGGCCCGATGCCGTGATGGCTTCATGCAGGCCCGCACCAGACGCAATGAACGCCAGCCAGCAAAGCGCATGAGTGAGCGTGAACGGGAGGTGATGGAATGCTTCCGCAACCGCTGACAGGCCGCATGGACGGGGTGGGGGAGGTTTTCAGGACAAACCTCAGGGTGCCAGGCACCGACCGCCCCCTCAAATTTTTACGCACGGTGATTTTTTTGAAAATAAAACGCGATGGAAACGAGAAATTTTTATGGCAAGACCACCAAAACCACCCGCTTACCTTGATGAGTTAGCCGCGCAGCAGTGGAAGGCGAAGGCAAAGCAACTGGCCGAGCGCGGGGATCTGACTCCCGCCGACTGGAACAACCTTGAGCTTTTTTGCGTTAACTATTCGATGTACCGCAAAGCCGTGGAAGACCTTGCCAGCCGTGGTTTCAGCATTGTGAACAGCCAGGGCGGCGAGAGCCGAAATCCGGCGCTGAGCGCAAAGGCCGACGCTGAAAAAATCATGATTAAAATGTCGTCGCTGCTGGGCTTTGATCCGGTAAGCCGCCGCCGTAACCCGGTAGAAACGGAAGAGGAAGACGAGCTTGACCGTCTGGAATGAGTACGCAAACGCGATAAAAACGGGCGAAATTCTGGCCTGTAAGCGCGTGAAACAGGCCGTGGAAAGATACTTTTCAGACCTGAATGACCCTCGTTATGAGTTCGATACGGCGACCGTAGAGCGATTTATTGCGTTCTCCCGGCTCTGTCCACACGTCAAAGGCCCGCTGCGCGGCCAGCCTATAGAGCTGGAGCCGTGGCAACAGTTCGCCTTTGCTAACCTGCTGGGCTTTAAGGTCAGGGAGTCAGGCCGTCGCAAGTACAGCAGCGCATTTATTGAGGTGCCGCGTAAGAACGCCAAATCCACCGTGGCCGCCATGCTGGCTAACTGGTTTTTGGTAATGGAGAGGGGCCAGCAGGATATCTACACGGCGGCGGTGAGCCGGGATCAGGCCCGAATCGTGTTCGACGATGCCCGCCAGATGTGCCTGCTGTCAAAACCGCTGAAAAAGCGCGTCAATATCCAGGCGCATAAGGTCATTTTCCCGAAGAGCAACAGCCTGTTAAAGCCGCTGGCGGCGAAAGCGGCCACCATTGAAGGGACTAACCCAAGCCTGGCGATTGTCGATGAGTACCACCTTCACCCGGATAACGGCGTTTATTCCGCGCTTGAGCTGGGTATGGGCGCTCGTCCGGAGGCGATTTTGTTCGCCATCACCACCGCCGGGAGTAACGTTGTCTCGGCCTGTAAGCAGCATTATGACTACTGCTGTCAGATTCTGGCCGGGGAAGAGAGCAACGATTCGCTGTTTGTCCTCATCTACGAGCTTGACGACGAAAGCGAGGTTGAGCAGCCGGAAATGTGGATCAAGGCTAACCCTAACCTTCATGTTTCCGTTGATGCCGCGAAGCTGGAATCCACCATCCAGAAAGCGCGGGGTATACCGTCACAATGGGTGGAGATGCTGACCAAGCGTTTCAATATCTGGTGTCAGGGTTCCACACCGTGGATGGGGGCTGGTGCATGGGATGCCTGTGCACTCGATTATGCCGAAGAAGATCTGGCAGGGATGGAGTGTTACGCCGGATTTGACCTGTCCTCGACCAGCGATATTACCAGTGTGAGTTACGCTTTCCCGTTTGAACGCGAGATTAGGCTTCTTACCCGGCACTATCTGCCCGAAGCGCAGCTACTTAACGTTGCTAACAAAAACCGCGCCATCTATCGCCAGTGGGTAAAAGCGGGCTGGATACGAACCACCCCCGGCGACTGTATCGACTATGACCGCATCCGTGACGATATCCTGCGCGACGCTGAAACATTCAATATCCGGCTGGTGGGCTTTGATACGTGGAACGCCACACACTTGCGCACCCAGTTGCAGGGGGCTGGCCTCGATGTGGAGCCGTTCCCGCAAACCTATCTCAAGTTCAGCCCGGTAGCGAAATCCTTTGAGGTGTTCGTTAACCGTAAGGTAGTGCGCCATCGCGGCGATCCGGTTCTGGCCTGGGCGATTGGTAACGTGGTGATGGAGTCCGACGCTAACGCCAACATTAAGCCCAACAAAAAGAAATCCTCTAACAAGATAGATCCTGCGGTATCAGCGCTGATGGCTTTCGGCACCTTCCAGGCTGAGCACGAGGATTTTGCTTTCGACATGAGTGATATTCACAAACAACGACTGGCGACATTTAACGGTATCTGACAGGAGATTATTTATGCGTGAAGCAAATCAGGAAGTAATGACGACCATTCGCCTCGGGGGGCAACTTGGTAAGCTTTTCGGAAAAGTACACCATAGGCTTATTCGAACCACAGGGGAGGCCGGTAGGGCACTTGCTGCCACAATTCCAGGCTTCGAAGATTATATGAGGTCAAGTCGTGAGCGTGGGCTGACATATGCCGTATTTCGCGGAAAAGACAATATTGGAAAAGATGAACTCGACTACCCAAACTCGGGGCGTGAAATTCGTATTGTGCCTGTAGTTATGGGCAGTAAACGTGGCGGTGTCCTTCAAACTATTCTTGGCGCTGTGTTGGTTGTGGTAGGTGCCATTGGGACATTTACATATTTTGGCCAAGCTCTTGGCGGTGCCACCTGGGGGCCATATACCATGCAAATGGGGGCGGCAATGATGGCTGGTGGCGTAATTCAGATGCTTTCGCCACAGACCGCAGGTCTCGCCAGTAAGCAGGACGCCGATAACAAAGCGTCTTACGCTTTTGGCAGCGTCACGAATACGGCAGCACAGGGATATCCAGTTCCATTGGGCTATGGAAAGCGTCGCATCGGCGGCGCCATTATTTCCGCAGGAATCTACGTGGAGGATCAGCAATGACAAATCATCCTCAGTTATGGCCGGAAGGTGAGACATTCATCCGTGAGGTGCTGATACCAACAAAGTATGAGCCTTTGCCAGTTTTGGTGACTTACACCGTCCCTCCCTTCGATGTTGTTGTCGCGACGTGGCAGAACACAGACCCGGAAAAGGCGTACTCACTATTTCGACAGTTCATTGTTGACTGGGATCAGCAGGACAAGCTCACTGATGACATTCTGATATCTTTTTTGGTGACGTTTCCCGGCACAGACAAAGCAATTTTTAATGGTTGGGCCGAGCACATGAAAGAACTGCTTGCTGCCAGCCTGGCTGTATTCGCTCACAGCACAAACTCCATCAACTGAGGCGAACATGCTTGATCTGGATAAATACGAAGAAGTAATAAAGGAAATGGCCCGTCAGCAGGGCCATGAACTAAACGGGCAGGATAGGCTAATTATTCGTACAAGGGTTGCTATGGCTTTAGCTGCTAAAGAGCGGCGCCGTCAGAGGATGGAGGTCAAACCGTACCAATGGCAAAAAGTTACACCGCCACGACGCTAGCCTTTCGATTTTTTTTGCCAGGTTTGGATTAGGAAAACAGCCATGCTACCAGCGAGATTTACGGCTAATAGAGCGTGCCGGTCAGTTGGCTTGGGCGGTTTTTTTCCTATCCCATGAGCATCACCATATTTATTTCGCAGCGTACCGAGACCATTAACCACTGATGAGCAGCCTTTGAGTATCTGTTTAAATATCTGTTCACCATGCTGATCAGGGGCAAGATTTAGTTCTTTTGACGTTAGCTTGTACAACTCACTCATATCAAGGTTTCGATCATAAGGAATTTTCAAATCATCCAAGATATGTTTGCAAACTGTTTCTACTAACGTGCGTGCTGCGGTTATAGCACCTTCTGGGTCTGTGCTTCTGCGGTCTAATGCTTTTGTCCACGCTTCATTTACGCCGCGCTCATCGTAACTTTTCAGTCCATCAGTGATATGAAAATCAGAAGGGATGGTGTTTGCCCCTTCAAAATAATCAATTAAGGGGGTGAACTCGGACGCAATGAAATTTTCACGTTCTCTGTAAGAAGAGTATGCGGGTTGAATAAAGCCCCAAAATTGCTTAAGGCTTCTGCACTCTCGGACAAATGCAGGCAGAAGATCTTTTAAAACTCCATTTTTTATGAAATGGGACCGAAGAGCATTGAAGTTATCGCTGTTTTCTCGCGGTCCTCCTCTGGCAACCTCGATTAAAAGATTCTCAAGATGCCTTGCTCTTTCCTCATCCGATGCAAATTCATTTAAAAAATCGTCCATCATACCTTCCAT